TTATTCCTTTTTCGCTTACCTAAAGGGTCATTCCAAAATGTATACTTTGTTAAAGTTTCTGAAATATCCTCGCCGCCACCGGTTTTCTTCCACCATATATCAAATTCTTTTTCTAAACCATGAAATCGTTTTCGTACTCTATCGCGCATTACTTGGTATACTATATTTTTATATAAAAATTTAAATATATATATATATTTAAATGCTTATAGTAAATAAAACCAAGTTTCAATTATACGCAGACGCTCCGCTATTTTCTTATGAAAATATATGTCTAAATAAAATGACTAATATTCTACAGGATCACGGTATTAATAAGGAACCTAATGTATTTAAAACTTTGTGGGACAACGTCTACATTAATAAGTTTATATTAGATAATTATAATTGGAGTAAAGCTTATGAATTTTGGCAAATATATCAGTTTCAGATAAACGCTTATATATCATTATATGATTTTATAAAATTATCATTGTATGGAGAATATTTTAAATGTTGGGAGAAGATAGTGAGATATTCAATTAAAGTATAGTATTAGTAAATCAGATGTAAAATTATTTTAATAAAATAATAATCACATATAGATTTGTAATTATTAATAATTAACTATTTATGTATAATGCGGATAATTTACCCATCGCAGAAAGAGTCCATGATATAGTTGATGATAATTTAGTAACAACAACAGTTATACCGGAAATTGTTAATTTAGAAGAAGTGCCGGAGGGGACTCAAGTAATAACAGCGTACGGTTATGAAATTGACAGGCGTAATATAGATGTGATATTATCGTATAGAAGGGATATTAATCAAATAATGACATGTTTTATAATATTCAACATGATATTATATATATTAAACCCCCTTATACTTCCGTATTTTACCAATATTATTTTAAATGTTCATACTAATAAGCTTCTTAGACCTATACTAATAAAAACCACAATTATATATAACGCCGTTTTATGTAGTTTAATTATTATTGTTAATATAGGTCTTAGTATTCATGTAGCTTATTTGTCCGTTCATATTTTAAAAATAATTGGGTTTGTACAATTTATATGGTTTTATTTCTTCGTGCTGTTTTCATCATCTTTTATAGTCATTACAATATATATGTACCTAATTCAGAAATTTTTTAAAATTTATTCTTTACGGCAATATTTAAATAATGAACAAGTTTTCCTCCTTGACAGAATATTAAATAATTGACCCCGTTAAAATGATATTTATATAACACTTATATTAATTATCCATTGGAATAAGTTTTGTAAATTGACTTGAAAATTTGATTATTTCAAATGAAAGAACATTTAATAATATTCTATAGTTATTACCACTATAACCTCCATACCCAATACTAAACATGTCTCATCATCAAACCTTTGCCTATAGTCCAGAGACGACCAGTCGCAATTTTGATTTAATTAAACATGAACTTTCTAAACCAGGCACATATTATGTAGTTTTCTTTGGTTCGGTAGTATATTTCACAGAGGTAGGAAGTAGCGGTCTAAAGGCGGGTTCTATTACGCTCCCAACTACAACAAAAGTAAATGCTTTTCTGGATTGCCGGTTCACAGAAGCCGTTTCTGCTAGTAAATCGCATTTCTATATTATTAATGGGGCGAATGATTCAAACGGTCAGCATGGAACCACATATACAACATCTCTTTGGGTTAATAATTATAATATCAACCCATTTAGGCGAGACATCGTAGTAAAATGTTTTGGTTTGGCACCATACGAGACATGTGATATGAAGGCTATTTGGATGGAGGAGTATGGGCATTCTAACACAAAAACGTATATAGTAGGGAAAACCGCGAAGGAGCGACGCGAGCGACTTGTAGAATTAGCAACAACCGCAGACCAAACAGTTATTTCGGAAGGGGGTCCCGGGACACTGGATGAAATTACAATGCTATATGCGGCTTCGCCTGAAATTTTTGAGGAAAAAGTATTTATGACAAATATTTCATATCTCGTTGATAACGTCATCCCGAGTGAATTGGCGAAACTAACCCCACTAGATGTAGAAACAAAAGAAGTCTATACTTATTTCCAGACCCAATTTCCAACTATTAGTATTTAAATATTCATATATAAATTAGGAGGATAAACAAATTTTTATTTTATTAAAGTAATATAAAAATTTGATTTATATAGTGACATAAACATACCAATTACAGTTGCTTCAATTTAAGTAATGGAACCGTCTAAGAATCATTTGGATGCTGTTCAACATGTGGAATTACTAAACCCAGAAGAAGTCAGCGGGAATAACTTTGAACAAGTTACTATTAGTGCGGTTAAATCACCACCGGCGCCTTCTTATGATCATCATTTTGCTCCGGGACAAACCAATACCACCCCATCACCCCAATACCATGTTGACAAGGTAGTTAAATCATTAGTAGAAGGTTTTCCGTTCGCCCCAAAGAAATTAGTGGAAAGTGAAAAGGTGCGCGGAATTGTTTCTCCTAAATGGGATGGAGATTTCCGAACTTTTATCCAGAACGTTATACCGTGCCCAATGTGTAGTTTTCCTGTGAGGGGAAGTGGGTGCGGGTGTTGTCATTAAAAATGTATAACTTTGAACTGGAATCAAATTGATTTAGTATGCGTGAGTTTCCACCACCAACTATTTTTATTAATATTATATTCATTTTGTTGCGAGGAGCCTTGTAATTTTATTAGAGGGTGTTTAAATACAATATCGGGTATGGCAGATTCTTCTGTTATTAAGGTGTCAAAAATTTCGGATTTAGAGGTTATATTATAATTTTTACTTAATAATACAATTAAAGCATAAATTGTTCCCCACTGATTTAAGGAGTTACTTATAATAATATTTTTTATTTCCGCATTATTTTTCATTAAATAGTGAATTAATCTTTGTGGATAAAAATAATCATCTGTAATATCATATTGTTCTTTTAAAATCTGTTTTCTACTGGGTTGTTTGATAGAAAATATTTTGAAAAATAAACCGTGGATATTATGTATAACTTGTTTGTTTTTAGGAGTGGCATATAAAAATACTTCGGGATTTTTATTATAAAAGTCGCAATATCCAAACCAGTCTTTTTCCAAAATAAAGTCTATAGGAGAGGTCATAATTATATTAGCGTCCATCCATATACCACCGTAGCGATTCAATAGAGCGACACCAAACATATCGCTTTGATGTTGAGGTCCATCTATAAATATATTTTCAGGATAATCTATATTTTCATCTAAAAATAATTTTATTGTTTCACAATTGAGAATATTAATATCCCAATCATTTTTACAATGTATTCTCCACGTATTAATACAATCTTGGATATATTGTGGTATTTGGGGCGTATCCCAATAAGTCCAAATTATTTTAGGTATCATATAATTATATAAGATATATAAATTTGAAGTAAAAAAATATAGCAGAATATATATTAAATGATTGATAGCGATTCTATTAAACTTAAACTTAAACTAAATTTATTAAATAAAGGTAAAATTAATACAATACTCTCGGGTGTTCAATCCGTTGGTTTAAAACGAAATACTATAGATAAGTATTACACCTCTGTAGATGTCGCCACCAAATGTGCGGAGTTAATCAAGCAGCATGTAACAATTGCTCAAAATGATATATGTATTGAACCTAGTGCGGGAAATGGGGCATTCATACAATGTATTAAAACTTTATTTACGGCGTATATATTTTACGATTTAGAGCCAGAACATGGTGAAATTAAGAAACAGGATTATTTGAGTCTTGATACCGCCGATATAGAAGAAACCTATAATAAAATTCATATAGTAGGGAATCCGCCGTTTGGTCGCCAGTCCTCGCTCGCTATAAAATTTATTAAAAAATCTACTAAATATTGCCATAGTATATCATTTATATTGCCTAAAAGTTTTAAAAAAAATAGTCTGAAAAAATTCTTCCCGTTAAATTTTCACCTTATTTTAGAATACGATATTCCTAAAAATTCGTTCCTGGTTAATGGGAAACAACATGACGTCCCGTGTGTTTTTCAAATATGGGTAAAAAAAGGCATTAAGCGAACCCCTCCAGTAAAGTTGATACCTAAACATTTTACATTTGTAAAAAAAAATGAAGATCATGATATATCATTTAGAAGGGTGGGTGTATATGCTGGAAAAATAGATATTGAAACTGAAAACAAAAGTCCTCAATCACATTACTTTATTAAATTTAAAGACGTAGAGGTCAACGAAGAGTTGCTTAAAAAAATAAAAAAAATATATTTTGAATGCTCCGATTATACAGTCGGACAGAAATCAATATCCAAACAAGAGTTAATTAAGGAGTTTAATCAAATTTTAACTTAAATAAGGGTATACAACTTTATAATATGGCCTAAATTTTTTCCCTCTAGAAAATTTATTAACGACTCTTTCTTTGTATGTTTAGAAAACCCCCCACACACATCTTTATTTATCCTACAAATGGTCTTCAGTTTATCTAATGTTATTCCATCCCTTTTTCGCCGCGAGCTTTTAATAGTTAATGGTATTTCCGCGCCTCTCAATAAATTAGGTTTGTCGCCCGGGGATGTATAGGTAATAAATTTTTTAGGGATTTTGTTAATATCAAAACTAATTTGAACTCTTCGTTGTCTTTTACTATCTACCTTGGGATGAATTACAGCAATCATATTGTGAGTGTTTTGTAAATTTATTTTTTTTGCTTCTCTTTCTTGTTTAGATTGTCGTTGAGCTTCTTTACCTGGGGGAATTGATTTAATAAATGCAACATATTCTTCTATCTCTTTTTTAGTAATAGTTCCAAAGAATAATGTATGTAGTTCTCGGTTATAGTCTATTTCATAAATACGTTCTATTTTTTTTGTAGTATTTGTATTTTGCCCATATTTAATAGCGATAATTGTATTTTTTTTTGTAAAATCATAACTGAAAAAACGCATAATCTTACCGCAATCTACTTTGGTGCCTTTAGAACATTTAATAGATATATTTTCGTCACAATTAAACTTGTTGTTCTCGCATGGTATATCATGTGTATTAGTGTCGTTTAGGACCGACGTTAAACCAAATACCATGACTCTGATAAAGTTTTCCCATTGGAATCCATGTTCTTGCGACTGAGGCATGTTTATATTCTATTACCAATTGTAGTAGTAAAATCAAATTTACTACACTGTATTAATTACAAATAACTTTATTTATTTGAATTTGATAATATTTAATTTTAAATATTAGAGGGTATGAATGTCGGTAACTAAACCAATTAACCATGGTAAACGTTGGGGGGTTGAGGAAGTTGATACATTATTAGCAGCAATAGCAACCAACCGCTCATATAAGGACATTGCCCGTATTCACGGGAGGACATCAGGAAGTATTGGGGGTAAATTACGACAGATAGCACTTAAAATGTATGTTAATAAGTGTCATATGGACGAGATTATCCGCATTACTCGGTTGACCAAAGCAAATATTGAGGAGTGTATCAGTAAGTATACGCCGGAGCAATTGGATAAAAAGTTTGCCAGTGGGAAATTGGATAAATATAAATTTATACCAGGGGAAAAACCCCTAAAACCAAAAGTGGTACCGGTAGAGTTAGACAAATATCAGAAAAATGCTATCCAACTATTTAAAGGTGGGTATAATTTATTTATAACTGGAAGTGCTGGGTCGGGAAAAAGTTTTCTAATTCGGAAACTAATAGAGGAATACCACCAGTTATCCGACTCAACCAAGCAAGGTATATCCATAACTTCCACGACAGGTATATCGTCCCTTAATATTAATGGAATAACTATTCATAGTTGGGCGGGAATCACGCCGCATACCGATTTTTCAGATGTTGATGATTTTGTTAGTAGCATTAAACGAAATTATAAAAAATATAATAATTGGAAATATACGCGTGTGCTCGTAATTGATGAGATATCCATGCTAAATCTTGCGATGTTTGATTTTCTACATAAGGCCGCTATGAAATTACGTAGAAATACCCAACCGTTTGGGGGCATCCAATTGGTCGTTGTGGGTGATTTCTTTCAACTCCCACCAGTTAGCGTTGGCACTAACGCCGACTTTGTCTTTAAATCTGTGTATTGGTCAGAGTTAATAGATTATTCAATTGTACTCAAAAAAATTCACCGACAAAAAGAAAATGATCTGATTACATTCTTACATAAAATCCGCCTGGGTATACGCGATGCCAGTGTTCAGGAATCACTCCAACATTATCATGATAACCCAAACTATAACAGCAATTATACGCATTTATACCCAAATAAATCAAATGTAAATGTATATAATCTAACAAAAGTATTTGCGTTAGAAGGGGATACCATTGAACGTGCTGCGATAATGACCAAAAAAGGCGGGCACACCTACGCATTTCCACAAGAGTCGGTTATTGAAGAAAATCTTATACTGAAAATAAATGCCTTTGTTATTATTAATAAAAATATTGACATCAAAAAGGGGTTGGTTAATGGGCGCCAGGGCATCTTCTTGGGGTTTGTGAATTC